CCGTGCGTGACTTGTTTAACGAGTGAAAAAGAATCATCGCAATGGGAACCGGTAAAGGAAGTAAATAAGAGTTGCGGTACCTGCGAACACGAACGGGTGTTTTCTACAGACACTTCTTATTTTTGCCATAGATGTGCTGGCCTTGATAAATGGGAGCCGGAAGAAGATCCAAAAGTGGAGGCCAATGAGGGGATGTTCTGCCCATTCAAAAACGGGGATCAACTCCATTGCCGCCAAGAGAAATGTGGTATCTGGGCAGTGGATGGTCGCACGGGAACCGGGATGTGTGCCCTGGTGATGATAGCGGGAAAGGCGGCAAACAGATGAACACTATAAAAAAGGATACAGGCAAGGCAGTATCTGCCGAGACCATGCAGCGCTGGGCCGATATGCGCACCGAGTTCTTTGCGGAGTATGGCAATAGGAAACTGATTAGCGTAGAAAGCATGTTTGGTATCCACTTGACAGAGGAGTCCTTTTTAGCGACATTTGATCACTACAAAACTACTGTTCTAAAGCACTCAGAATATCCGGAACAGTTAGATGCAATGTACAACAAAGTTCGTTTCTTCTGTGTCCGCAAGGTCGAAGGAGGAGCGCAATGACCGAAGTGCGCTGCCCCTGGGAAGAGTGTTTATGGAATAATGATGCTACCTGTGAACGGCACATCATTATGCTGACAAACAAGAATGATCCTACCACCAACAAGAATGACCCTACCACCTTGGACTGCGACCAATATGAAACAGGGTGTGAAAATGATAACGAATGAGCCGGAACCTTACCCCTGCGAACGCACCAACGAACAGATCGTGTCCTGCTTCGGCTGTGGATACTACGAGGTAGACTACGGCCGATATAATCCAAACCTTTCTTATCGTGTTTGTACCTACCCGGACAGTGACGAGGCAAAAGCTACGGACTTAGTAAACAAATTATGCAACTTATGCGACGAGAACAAAGGCATCAAGTTTGACGACATTAGATGCCAGGGGTGCAAGCTCCAGCAATATTGGGACGAAAACTGGAAGGGGATCATTTAATGAACATCTACGAAAAGTTACTAAAATGCCGGATCGAACTGCAAGACAAGAACCTGAAAAAATCAGGGGTGAATAAGTTTGCCGGATATGACTACTACGAATTGTCTGACTTTTTACCGGCCGCAAATCAACTATTCGCAAATACTAAACTTTGTCCGCTGATCACATTCAATGCCGATGTGGCAACAATGGTCCTGGTCAATGCAGAAAAACCAGAAGAAACGCTGACTTTTACGTCTCCGATGGCAGCCGCTGATTTAAAGGGATGCCACCCAATTCAAAACTTAGGCGCAGTTGAAACCTATAGCCGCAGGTATCTCTACATCACTGCCTTAGAAATTACTGAGCATGATGCCCTAGATGCCACCACAGGCAAGCCAACAGTACAAAAACCAGTACAAGAGAAGCCTGGCACACCTACGGCAAAAGTTGTCACTATCACTACACCTATGGCAAAGGCTATGACAACACCGATCCCTGTTGACTCACCACTTGTATGCTCGGAGTGCGGAGCCGGTATCACCTTAAAGGTGTCCAACTATTCGACTCAAAGACTTGGGCGGCCACTGTGTTTCACCTGCCAGAAAGCGGGCACAGCACCGGAGCCGCAGTCTGAAGATAATTTCGACCTGAACCAAGAGGAACCACCGGGGGTAAAAGGTGATGTCTAAATGCACGGAAATTGCGATTGAGGAGAACTGGTGTGCACTTGCCCTCTGTATTTTGACAAAAAGACGGCCTAAACAGGCCCTTGACTACATCCGCCACGGGGAGCGACAGAGTGTTCACCTTGTCTGTCGCTCCCCGGTGGAACTGGATATTGGGAAGATGGTCGAGATGCGGGAGTCGGGGATGTTTTATAGGGAGATTGGCGAGGTATTCGGGCTGACTGAGAACGCGGCCTATCTTCGGATATACCGACACAGGCTACGGTTGCAAGCAGAAAAGGGAGTGATCCCATCCGACCGAAAATAATATCATTGCTTCTGTCCATGCTCCTGAGCATATGTTTACTACCAACCTGCCTGCGCTTGGATACTCTGCCAAGACCGGCAATCATCAGACAAACGCAGAGACCCGTAATGGCAGCACCTGCACCGTCCCGGAGTGATACGAGCAGGACAATAGAGGTAGTGGCAACGGCCTACACATACACAGGCCACCTAACATTTACCGGCACATTGCCAGGCAGGGGAACCGTGGCCGTTGATCCTCGGGTGATCAGACTCGGATCGATACTTCTTATAGATGGAAAGAGATACATTGCCGAAGACACTGGACGGGATATCAAGAATAATCGGATAGATATTTTTCTGACGAGTAGGAGCGCATGTCTACAGTTTGGGCGGCGGGTAGTGGTTGTGAAAATCGAGGGGGAGGACTGAGCATGGATTATAAAAAGATACTTGATGACTTAATTGAGAAGTTTGGTAAAGAGCAATTAGGCAAATTTATTGTTGAGGCAGGATGTCTACATTCATTTGGCATGTCAGAAGTCGGCAACTGTGGAATTTGCCCGTTATATTGTCCCGAGTGTTTGACTAAGGCGCTGGGGCTGGAGGAGGCGGGGGAATGAGCCGTTGTCTTACCTGCGGCCAACTAACCGAGTATAACACTGTCTACTGCACCGCCTGCACGGTAGACAGTGTCAAAGGCAAATACAAGGGGACGGCCCTGGATGCGATGGTGCGGCAACTGTACCCGGAGTGGTTCCTGTCTGGCTGGGTTGAGCGGAAGCAGATGACTATTGATGAAGAGGAATTATGGGGGGAGGGATGATCATGGATTCCGAAAAGATATTTGACAGGTTAGTTAAAAAGCTTGGTAGAGAGGGAATAGGTATGCTTATCGTTGGGCACATATGTCCAGGCACATTCAATTTGTCAACGGCTGAGGATTGTGTACCTAACCTGCAAAATTGTACTGATTGTTGGGCTGGGACGATGGGGGTGGCGGAGATTGATTTGAGAATGCATTATGAAGAGATATTTGATGTATTGATTGAAAAGCTTGGTAAAGAGGAATTAATCAGAACTATTATCGATCAAGAATGTCCAAGTTCATTTGAGTTGTTGAATACTAAGCCTTGTGGAACTTACCCGCAAAATTGCTCCAAGTGTTGGACTAAAGCGATGGGGGAGGAGGATTAATATGACTTGTGAAAAATGCTGGGGTGATGCTTACCGTAGAAGCCGTTGCACCGGCAGAAGCCAATCAGAATCTTATCAAGAATTGTTACTGGAAAGAAAAGACAATCCTTGTACTCCACAACAGCAGGCAGGGGGTTATTGGGATAAAAAAAATCAATGTGATTTAAGAGATAAATATTAATGTATTGGAGGCTAGACCAATGGAAAAAACCGTAAATCTTTACTCAGTAGGCACATGTGAAGGCTCCAGTTACTTTGTTTTTGCATCCACGCCAAACAAAGCCCGGGCATTGTGTGTGCGAAGAGACTACGACAAAGACGAAGATTATATAAGCCTGAGAGCCTACATCCTGGCAAAAAACGTCGGCGGACTTAACGATGCTGTAGTTGAGGACGAAACCGATAGAGACTACCCTAGGGTACTAGCAGCAGGATGTCGGTTTTGTACCGAAGCGGAGTTGGAGTTATGGGAGGATAGATAATTATGATATGTCCACAGTGCAATACCGAGATGCATCCTCTATATTTCGGAGGTAGCCCATACGACATTATTTGGTGCCCATTATGCGGGCACATGGAAAGGCTGGGGGCAGATGTCAGTAGCGATTGACCGTGAACTGTACGATGTTCAACGTGCGATATACGTCCCGGTAGCAAGGTGCACGTATAATATGCACCCCTGGGAGATGGACTACGGACAGGTAGAACGGCACGGCTGCCTATCCTGGGTTAAACAGAGGCGCTGGGGGCGGCGGGTTTGTAAATATTTTAGGTCGCTAGAGGGGAGGCGGTAGGTGATTAAATGGAAAACTTTTTACCATTACGGCGAGAGATAAGAGAGCATTGGATATATAAGGACTCCCAGTATTTTCAGGTGTGGTGCGAAATGCTATTTGCTGCCAGGTTTTCAAAAGAACCCAAAACAAATATTTACGAACACGTGCTTTATACCATCAATTACGGCGAGTTTATCTGTGGCAGAAGAGGTTGGTCTAGCCGGTTAAAAATTGGTGAGCAGAAACTTAGAACATTAATCAAAAAACTCGAAAAAGATGCCATGATACAAACTGTATATATTTTTCCACACAGGTTTACTATCTATAAAATCGTAAATTATGAAAAATATAACCTACCAAGCAACCCACCACAAACCTTAGTGGCAGAAGAGGTTAGCCTAGGTGCCAACCCACCAAGCAACCCACCGGTAACCCACTGGCAACCCACCGGTAACCCACTGGCAACCACTAAAGAAGAAAGAAAGAAAGAAAAGAAAGTTAAGAATGATCAAGACATGGGTTTTACAGAGTTCTGGGACTGTTACCCAAGGAAAGTATCCAAGAAAAACGCTCAGTCTGCTTGGGCTAAGATAAGGCCTGACAAAGACCTTTTACAAAAAATGATTACTGCAATAAAGGATCAAAAGACTAGCCCACAATGGACCAGAGACAATGGAGATAGCATCCCCCATCCTGCTACATGGCTCAACGGCGAAAGGTGGAACGATGAGACACAAAGGATAGGCTCATCCGGGGTAGATCATGCCATCCATTTTGACCCTGGCGAACTAGAAATTCGGAAGGAGCGTGAGCAAAACGAACGACCAACTAGTTCCCCCGGCCAGTCCGGAAGCTGAGGCCGTGGTTATAGGGGCCCTGATGAGCGATCTTTATCAGAACCGGTCATTGGCGTACCTCGATGATATTACGCCAAGAGACTTCTCGGTTCCAACTTATAGACAGATATTCCAGGCCATTCTAAGTATGATGGCCGAGGGCATAACGCCAGACGAGGTGCTAGTAAATATCCAATTGCCGGAGGTAAAAACATCAGAGTTGATTGACCTGCAAAGCCGAGGATGTATACCAAATCGGATGCCACATTACATATCTATCTTGCATCAGCACCGGAGAGGCCGGAAACTATGTGCCACAATCACGACCGTCGCTCAAGAATTTAGCCAAGGTGCGGACTATGAAAGATTGGAGAATTACCTGCTAACCGCACTGAATAATGAGAACACCACATCCGATACGAGTAGTGTATGTGAGGGGATTGACACCGAGCAAATGCTGACGGGTAACAACGAACAGGCGGGCGTTTGTACAGGGATAACCGAGATAGATCGGGCATTGTGCGGTGGCATTAGACCAGGGGAAGTCTGTTTGTTGGCCGCAAGGACATCCGTGGGGAAATCCGCTTTAGCCGTGGAGATAGCGTTAAATGCGGTGGAGCTAGGCTGGGAAACCCTGTATATGTCGTATGAGATGCCGAAAAATCAACTCTGGAAAAGACTTTTGGCTTACCAAAGTGGTGTATCCCTTAGAAAGTTCAGGAACGGACTATTTAGCGGGTTTGAGCAGGGGAAGATCCGCAATGCCAAGGAGACGATCATGGAGTACATGCCTAAATTTAGGGTCAATACATCGGCCAATACGCCGGATAAGTTATCCAGATTGGTCAGAGTGGAGCAAGTTCGAGGCGCTGCACAGTTTCTTGTCATAGATCATGCTGGCAGAATGCAGATGGATGATCGAACAAATGCCTCGGGGTATGAGCGGATGAGCACGATCATCAACCGTACCAAGGATCTGGCAATTCAGTTAAATATACCGATCCTGATGCTCTGGCAACTATCCCGGTCGGTTGAAAGGAAGGAGGATAAAAGACCAGGAATGGAGGATCTCCGGGACTCCGGCCAGGCGGAAGAAATTGCAGATATGATCATGTTTCTTTCCCGGGATAACTATTATGACACAACAATCCCCTGGGATCAGGCCGAGGTCGTGATAAATATAGCAAAAGCAAGAGACGGCGCCTACATTGGAGATTTAAAAATCCCATGGAAGCGGATACTCTGCCGGCCGGAGGATGAGGGGCCGAAAATGCTAAAGGTAGGCCAGCAAAGCTGGCAGGGGGAGACAATATGATCAATGCAACAAAATATAACAACCGGAAAACCGAGATTGACGGCCACATTTTTGACTCCAAAAAAGAATCAGCTAAATACTCCGAATTGGTATTGTTGCAGAAGGCTGGAGAAATTAGGGATATAAAACTACAACCTGGAATTCTACTTCAAGAAGGATTTACCGATCAGGAAGGGCATAGGCACAGGCCGATTTTCTATATTGCTGATTTTATGGTGACTTATCCTGATGGCAAGGTTGTGGTGATTGATGTAAAAGCATCATCTAAATTTAAAACCGATGTTTACAGGTTAAAGAAAAAATTGTTGTTACATAAATATCCGCAGATCAATTTCATGGAGGCGTATTAGAAATGGATTATAAAAAGATGTTTGACAAGTTGGTTGAGCCGGTCGGTATAGAGGGAATATGTAGGATTATTATCAGGCAAGTATGTCCGACATATTTTGGTTTACACGATGACGTAACGTGTCTAACCGGTAAAGCCGGTAAATGCACTGGTTGTTGGGCTAAGGCACTGGAACAGGAGGCCGACTGAGTATGAGCATACAAGTTCATCCGGAGAGAGTACTTGATACTTTAGGCGTTGACAATTATCGAATCGACGGAACCAAAGTGTATCTCCTTCTGTTCGACTGGTGTAAGATAGCTCGATATTTTGATAAAACCATACTCCCAGGCTGTGAATGCTTTCACGCCGCAGGTTATTGGTGGCTGAGGGGATCTAAAGAGGAATTGAGACGATGGGAAGACACGATAGATGGGTTCGATCCCTAGATCTAAGATTTATTAACAGTTGTTAAATAGTTACATGAGGATGAGGGGGGAGAAAGGCTGATGAAAATAGCGTTGGCAATCCTGGGCTGTATAAGTTTTGTGGTGGGTTGCCTGGCCTGTATCCGTGGGCAAATTGGGATTGAAATATTATATTTGGCGATATGGCTTCAATGTGCGGTAATTCTAAACGGGAGGGATGCGGAATGATTGATATGGAGACCTTCGCAAACTATGATCGCTGGCGTTTAGAGTTAACACCGACAGGCGCATTTGAATGTAAAGTCTGGCTCGAAGGCTGGGAGCCGTACGCATGGGGACTAGGTGACACCATAGAACTCGCAATCGAAAGGGCGTTGGAGTGGGCAAGGGTGAGAGAGACACAGATCGTCGATCCATTGTATCCAAAATATTAAAAAGGAGGAGTCACAATGAACAAAGAACAGACCGAAACACCAACTGGCCCGGACGCAATGAACAAGGAACAGGCCGAAACCGAGCGATATAAAATGCCGTTATCTCCAAGGGCCGAGGAGTTTATCTATCAACTGGCTCACAAAACGGAACTGCTGGAAGTGGAGAATAAAAAACTACGAGTAGTTGCCGATGACTTATTGGACGAGAGGAACGAAGTGGAAAATGTGGCAATAAAGGCGTGTGAAATGATTGCCGATACTCTCGGATGTTGTCCTTATGCATCCACAGGTAATGATGAGATTGCCGCTATTCTCGGCTGTGAGGATTATTGTGTAACCAATAAACCATCCCAAGATACATATTGCTGGTTTAAATACCTTAGCCTTGACCTAGATGAGACAGGAGATGTAGAGGATGAAAGTTGACACTCAGAAGTTGAAAGAGTTGGCAGAGAATGCAGCATCGGCAGAGTTGGGTCTGTCGGAAAAGTGGGTGAATGAAGAAAGCGCCATTGTCCTTGAATCTGGCGCCATAATTGCCGATTATGTGCTTTTTAAAGTAGTTTCAGATTACATCCTTGCCGTTCAGCCCCAGGCTATTCTTGCCCTGCTTGACGAGAGGGACGAGTTGGAAGCGGAAAACGCAAGGCTGGTGGAGCTGGGCAATGCACTACTGAAAGGTGCTAAGTAATGGAGTATGAGCGAACCTACACAAATGGCTGTCAGTTTTGGGAGTTGCGGAAAGACTACCAGCCGATGAGCGAATTTGAGACAAAGGTAATTGATAACTGCGGGAATTGCCAGAGTTACGACTGGAAGATGGGGAAATGCGGAGAATGGACGTTTTTTGGGATGATCCGATAGCACGGGGAAACCCGGGAGGAGAAATATGAAAGCAATTATTAAGAATCAACTGAATGGTAAATTAGCAATTGAATTTTGTGTCGGTGACAAAGAATATCAACTAGCCCCGGATGAAGAAATAACGATTGATGTTGAGGAAGATGATTGTGTTTATTTTGATACAGTCTATGCAAAAAAGGGGGAGGAGAAAAACCATGTTATTTAAAATTGCTGGATGGACGTTTTTTAGCTTGAGTGTTTTTGTTGCAATGGTAGAGATGTTCGGTGTCACCAATCACGAAGACAAGGTAACAACTGGTATTCAATGTTTATATTCAATCGCACAGGCTGCATTTTTCTGGTACGTATTGATGATCCGATAGCACGGGGGGATAAGGATGAAACAGGGAGAAACCATAACGAATTGGGCTTTGTTAAACCGTTCGGATTACGAAAACCCCGGGATAATCAAAAGCTTACTACGCCACCTGGATGACCTGTTAAACTGCGCACGTAGAGGGGACACTGTTGCCCATTCTATCCACCTTGATTTGATGGATGCGATTGACAAGGTTTCCACTCTAAAGCAGGGGTCCTATCTAAGGCTCTGGCTCGAGGGTTACTCACAAGAAGAGATCGCAGAGAAATTTCAGGTCAGCCAACAGGCGGTTGGTACCAAGATTCACCGCCTGACAAAAAACATTTCAAGTTATTTAATTTAGATGGTTGTATAACTATCTAAATCTAGGCTTACTAATACTATAGAGAGGTGTTTAACTTGTCACAAGATGCCGCCTGGTACTGGCTCAAATACAATGACCCTGAGTTTGATAAAAGAGGCAACCTAGATCACCCCTATTTATCGAACAGGCAACTGAAAAAGCGCAAAGATAAAGAAACACCAATAAGCAGCATAATCGATCCTGTTTACAGGGCCCGGATGGACATAGATAACGAGGATGCAGAAAACGCAAAAGAGGCCATTGATTAGCTACATCTTGTGGCATCACAAAGGGAAAACACAAGCCGTAGTATCAGATTTATGATAAATTAGTATCGATCATGCCCTTGCTTGACTCATATGCCGTTAGACGCTTATATTTACCCCAGGTGAAGAGCAAGACCTTGCGTGTATGATTCTCTTCAGGGCGCTTTAATTATAGCGCAGCGACCTGCTAGCGAGAGAGATTGACCACGGCATGATGATCGGCTGAGAGATGGTGATAATATGTTTGAATATGAAAGAGGATATTTTAAAGCACTGTTAGATATTATAAATTTCACAGAAGAACATAGTGAAAATTTAAAAAGGATGAGACAACGAAAGTTTATATTTCTTACAAACCTTATAAGACACTTGCTTACTAACAGAGATAAGATGGATTTGTTTATAAAGTACGGTGGTGATGTAGGAGTGAAGTTTAGCGATAGCAAAGATTGCAAGGTTGTAAATGTTTTTGATAAATTTAAATAACACAGCCTGATGATCGGGGTTCCTTTTGATTACAAAACTATTAGTAGGTGGTAATAATGCCAGCAGGAAGACCCAAATTCATAATAGACTATGACCAGGTAGAAAAGCTGGCATCTATCATGTGCACTATGGAAGAAATTGCAACCATGTTAGGATGCAGCCATGATACATTATCGAGAGATAAGGAATTCTGCGTAGTCTTTAAAAGAGGACTGCAATATGGGAAATGTAGCCTGAGAAGGAAACAGTTCCTGTTAGCAGATACAAACCCCGCCATGGCGATCTTCCTTGGAAAGAACTACCTCGATCAATCTGATAGAAGAGAAGTAGAGAATATTGTAAATGTCAAAGTCCCTATGTTGAATGAAGTAAAGCAAACCTTTGAAAATATGAGGATGCTTAATAAGGCAGAGGTTATAGATATAGATATAGCAGAGCAAACAACAGAGGATAAGGAATGAAAGTCAAAGTCCCCTGGATAAATAAAGTCAATGAAATAAAGACCCCCCTAGGGGTGTACTGAGATTAATGTTGTACTGAAAGATTGAGTTGTAGAAAGGAGAAACCATGTCCATACTAATTAGCATCATCATTGCACTCGTCATCGTGGGGATCGTGCTGTACCTGGTCAATATACTGCCGATCCAACAACCATTCAAACAGATCATCGATGTACTGATCATCATCTGCCTGCTTCTGTGGCTATTGTCCCTATTAGGTGTGTTGCAAGTGTAGTGTTAATGGCACTGCAATCATTCATTGCACCTTGAGTTCATGCAAGTGTACTGATATGCATGGTGCAATGGTTCAATGCACATGATGCATTCATCTCACTTGCACTGGCTGAGGGTCGCCAGAGTGGATGCATTAGTTGCAACTAACAACTATCTATACTTAACACTAGCAACTACCTACACATCATGATTATATAATGCTTTATTACTAATGACAACGACCTCAAACCCTTGGGACACTAAGGATATAGAGACTTATAGTAAGTTCTTATAATGCTAACTATGTCAACTAGATAAAGGATAAGTGATGATAAGGCCTGGGGGTACCACCTTCCATTCCCAGATGATGGAAAGCCCGTCAATAAGCCCGACGATTATTTTTATAATTTTCACAGCAAGGAGATGACAACATGACTGACAGTACCTATGAGTCAAGACTATCAGAAGCCATAAATGACGTTGGTAATGTTAAGAACTACTTCAACTATATTAAAACCAAGTTTTCAGAAGACCCTGAACTTTTACAGCTATACTTGCCATCAGCAAAAGAGATGGTACAGCAATATGAGAAGAGATTAAATAACATATTAAGTGACAGAACACGGGCACTTTGATGATCGATCATACAGATCACTAAGTACTATATATGTGGATCTGCATGGTTTCTCTTTACAAAACTCTGAAGACCCTTGATATTAAAGAGATTTAATGTTGTAAGAAGCAACAAAAGTTAGGTGCATTTAGGGCCTGTTTTGCACCTAACTTTTTGGAGGGGTAATATGATAAGAACGAGCAACTTGGTTGATAATGACGGGGTTGTAGTCAGCACAAAAATGCATTATTTCAAGGAAATGTTTGATAAGGAAAAAGGCTATCTGTTCCAGAACCAAACCCGTTTTATTAAGACATTTCAAGATACGCCCCTACCAGAAAGTACAACAAAGCCAGACATCGCCAGCCTGTTTTTATTAAGTAAAGAGATTTATGCTGACACCAACATGATCGGATACCGCGGTTATGGCGGCGTTAGACCCATGACGATATCACAGATGGCTAAGGTTATCCGGGATACAGACAGACACACTGTTTCGTTTCTAGGCAGGATGATAGGAACCAGGGTAATGGCACGGGTAGAGGTAACCGTTGGAGATGAGACAGTTACACAATATTACTTCAATCCTATTTACTTTTTTTCTTCAACTAGATTATCACGTAACCTTTACCTGCTGTTTCAAAAGGACATAGATTACGTTATCCCGGAATATGCAAAGCAGAAGTTCAGATTAGTAAAGGAATAGAGGATGTGATCTTATCCAATCGCTAGAGGTCCAAACAGAGGAGGAGCAGGACAGACAACTCCTATATGAAGCAATTTATAAACAGTCTATAGCCAGCGGTGCCAGTCCAAAGCAGGCGGTTGCTAGTACCGAGGCATTAATTCTGAAGCACGTTGATAACCTCTTCGGCTTTCAGGGTCTGGCACATTCGATAGGATCACTCAGTATCCCGTACTTTTGTCAGTATTTTCTGCAGGATACCTTTGTGCCTAAGCCGGGCAATACGGCCCGGGAGTTAGCGTCGCTGCACCTTGAGGTCTGGGATGAACTGGATAAAATGTTTTTGCAAGATGAATACGACAAAATCGAGGTTGCCTGGCCGAGAGGTTGCGCCAAGACAACCGTTCTGGATTTTGCTCTGACCGTCTGGCTGCACTGCTATAAAAAAAGCAAATATACATTAGTCGCCGGGAAGACCGAATCAGACAGTGTGGCTTTTATTGCCCAGGCAAGGCAGGCATTCGAGGAGAACCAATACATCCTCGCCGGTTTCGGCAGGTTGATTAAAGCCCAGGAATACACCGTCAACAAATTAGAGTTGGAGTTGGTTAATAAGACGAAGATTGAGGCGATTAGCTCCACGTCTAGCATGAGAGGGAAAAAATACGCCGGAACCCGACCAGCGGCAATTATCGCTGATGATTATCAGGGTCGGAACGATGTTATTACCGAGGAATCCAGAACCAAGAAATATAATACGTGGGTTGAAGATTCTGGGTATGCCGGTGATAAGGCAGTATTCCGGGATGGCGTAAAGATAAAACCGGCAACAAAGTTTATCGTTCTCGGTACAATACTTCATAGATCATGCCTGATGTCGAGGCTGTTGGAGAACAAGGACTATAAACATATTCTGAAAAAGGTCGTGGATTTTGACGTTGACGAATATTTCCATATGGGATTATGGGAAGTGTTTTATAAGATTTATTTTGACGACAAACTGAAGGACTCAGTAAGTGATGCGAAAGAGTTTTACTATCAGCATGAATCCGAGATGCAGTATAAAACCATATGGCCAGATAAATACCTATGCGACTCCCTGGCTGAGGATTATTTTAACAACCCCATAGCCTTTAAGCAAGAAATGATGAACGATGCCTCACGGATCGGTGAGAAATGGTTTAAATCTATGCGTACTCAATCGGCAGAGGAAATCGAGGAACACACCTTTGAAAAAACGATCCTCGTCTGTGACCCTGCGAGTAGCGTAAGCATCAAGTCGGATTTTACTGCCTTATGCGTCGGGTCTATCGCTGACAACGGTTTTACCTATGTCCGAAAAGGGATAATAGCCAAACTTGGCTTTGATGACTTCTGTGCCAACGTAGTGCGCCTGCTGGTAACATACCCGGATATTACACACTGCTCAATCGAAAAAAACCTGTACTCCGGGGCTGATGTGCTAAAGATCAAAGAATTGATAACCAAGGAGCCGGAATTAAAAAACAGGGATATTGAATTTATCAATAAGATGGCCCATGTCAACAAAGATGAGAAGATAAGCACGATCATCCAGGGTGTTAATACTGGCCAGATTATTTTTAATGAAGAGGATACGCAGGCCACCGATCAGATCATGGACTTTAGTGGCCAGCTTTTCTCAGAACATGACGATTTTCCTGATTGTGTCAGTCAGATGATGATCGATATAAAGGAAATAGAAGTAGTTTATCAGGTTGAGTTCATGGATCGAAAATTACTATTTAGGAGGTGATTACCGTTTTCGATGTAGATGTGAATAGAGAGATCCTAACAAACGTCTATAGCAATTTTCAGAGACAATATCACATAAATGTCAAAATGTACCTGTACTATATGGGGATCACCGACACCAACAGGCAGGGCCTAAACGTATCATCGAATGGTTCTTACGATGATATCTACGTTAATGAGTATGGCTTGGATGCAGAAGGTGCCGGGAACTACTCATACGTAAACGATCGCTACGATAAAAGGATCAATACAAATTTTATTAAAAAATTCTTAAAGGAGGAAACTTCCTATTCAGTAGGCAACGACATCACCTATACGTCCCATAAGGGTGATGATAAAATCATCGAACTATTGCGAGTGTCCACGGCGCACTGGAAAACTGATCACGATGCGAATTTATGCAAAAACATGCTGATCTATTCAACCGCCTATGAGCTTTATTATATTGACAAGGATGCTCAATTTTGCAGCCGAGTAATCAGCCCAAGGCATGGCATTGCTTATGTTGATCCTTTCGATAATATAATATTTTTTCTACATATTTTTAGGCGGCCATACGACACTAAAATGTATGTAGATATCTACACAGACAGCGAGATCATCCACTGCGATGAGGTATTTAGTGAGATCGGCAGAACTTCTCACCCCTTTGGCTGTGTCCCGGTGGGCATTGCTACGGCCAGTGAAGAAGGATGGCTTGACAGTCTCTATAAGGACATTAAGACACTCCAGGATGCGTACGAAACAAATCTTAGTGACATATCAAGTGAGATAACCGAGTTCCGTAATGCCTATTTAATCCTGAATAACCTGGATTTGTCGAAAGATGACCTGCCAGAGATGAAAAAGCAGGGAATTATGAAAACCAAAGGTAGAGACGGATCTGCATCCTGGCTTATTAAGGCGATCAACGACACTTTTATCCAAAACACACTGACAACCCTAGAAGATAAGATGTTTCAGATCGCCTGCCACATCAACTCAAACGAAAAGATGTCTGCCAACACCTCAAGCCTGGCACTGCGGGCACGGTTGATTAGTTTGGAAGAAAAATGCAAGTTGAATCAAAAGGCTCTGGCAAACTGTGTTAAAACTCGCTTAGAAATGCTGCTGATTTACATGAATAACCTGAAAAACACCAGTTATGACTATCGGGACATAAAAGTCAAATTTACTCCTAATATCCCCAGCGATGATCTTACAAATTCAACGGTTGTAACTGCCCTGGGCGATAAATTAAGCAATGAAACTGCCCTGTCGCTGTTTAGTTTTGTTGACAACCCTTCAAATGAAGTCAAAAAGGCGAAGGAAGAGAGTAAAGCCAACAGTATCGGGGCTGCACTCTTGGCACCGCCTGTGCCAGTTGCACCGCCTGTGATGCCAGCACCCCCGGAGGGCACTACAATGGGGATGACTAAATAATGGACAAAACATACAGAAAGGCCATCGAACAGATCAAGATAGACGGCGAAAACTTCGCTAATTCGGCCATGAAAGACGTATATCTTGACCAGTCTGCGGCACTTGACGAACTGCATAAGATTATCGGGAAAATTTATATCGACCATGCCAAAGATGGGATGCTGTCACTGACCACGGCTGAAAAAGCCGCTATTACTGCAATGACAACAAAAAAGCTAAAAGATATGGGCTTGAGCCTGGGCGAAAGCGAGGTTGACACAGTAACCGCTGTCCTGGGGTCTGTTTTTAAAGATACTTATTACAAAACCATCTACACCATGGAAAGCGGTATGACTGTTAATCTTAAATTCAACATCCTCAAGGAGGGATATGTCAATACCGCAATCAGGACAAGTTACAAAGAAGAATTCTTCTCAGACCGGATCTGGGCAAACAAGGCTGACATGATCGACGTTCTGCAAAAAAATATTGTCGATGCTATGAAGGGTGACACCACCATAGACAAGATTGGAAAACAGATCAAAGAAACCTTCAATGTGACTGCTTACGAATCAGGGCGGCTTGTAACCACTGAAACGGCGAGGGTACAGACCCAGGCCAGCGAGGACATGGGCAGGGCCACCGGAGTTGAACAGGTCATGTGGAGTGCAACCTTGGACATGTTGACCAGCCCTGAATGTGGAGACCTTGACGGTCAGTTTTGGGGCATAGATGAGGATCACCCAGAGCCACCGTTGCATCCGAATTGTCGCTGTTGTCTTTGCAACGTACCACCAATAGAAAACTGGAGTCCAGACATAAGAAGGGACAACGAAACAAAGGAAATAATTCCCTACCAAACGTATTCGGATTGGGCAAAAGACAAAGGAATAGAGTAAAAGCCCTGCTTATTCAGCGGGCTTTTCATATTTCTTTAAAAGCATCTCTATTGCTTCTTGAACATATTGTGCTTGCGGAACTCTTGTTTCTTTTGATAATGTTTTTAGCTTTTCGCATACGTCTTTAGTTACGTAGGTGGTAAATCTTATCTTTGCCATTTTGAAAACCCCCTTTTATATATTATAACACATACCACAAGATAATGATAACCAGCATAAACTTATGGTATAATATATATGAGGTGATAAACAAATGCCATTCAAAACTAAAGAACAAAAAGAACAAAAAGATAAATATAATAGAGACTATTATTTAAAGAACAGAGAAAAAATATTAGGGCCAAAAAAGCAATATTATGAAACTAATATTGAACAGATAAAACAATACCGCGAAGACAATAAAGAAATGTTAGCTAAAAAGAATAAACAATATCATGAGTCCAATAAAGAATTAATTGCTATCCGTAAAAAACAGTGGTATATGGATACTAAGGAAGCAAGACTCACGGTACATCAACATTGGTATGCTCTTAACAGAGAACTTATCATTAAGAAAAGGTTAGCATGGCAAAAGGTAAATAAAGATAAAGTCAATGTCATAGCTCAAAGACGCAGAACAAGAAAACATTTGTTACCATCAAATTTAACTTTTGAACAATGGGGAGAAACGAAACTACATTTTGATAATAAATGTGCTTATTGTGGCAAAGAATTGCCTTTGGTTCAAGAGCATTTCATAGCACTAAGCAAAAGCGGAGAATATACAATAAATAATATTATTCCAGCTTGTATGTCATGTAATAACTCAAAGGGCAATAAAGACTTCTTTGAATGGTATCCTAAATATCGCCATTACTCGAAGAAGCGAGAAAAAATCGTCCTCAAGTTTCTGAACTATAAAAACAATATTCACCAATTAGCACTTGCTTTTTAGCAGGTGCTTTTTATTATAAAAAAACTGCGTTCTTGGTTGAAAAGTCAAGAGGGCAAAAGGAGAAAAATAAATGGATATCAACGAGGTTCAAAGCTTCATTGAACAAAACAAAGATAGCGATGAGGTGAAATCATTCGTTAATGGGTTAAACCCTATCACACCCGATAGGGTTAAGTCATTAGTAGGTGAGGACAAGGACTTAAAGTCATGGTTCGATTCGGAAAAGGATAAACACCTAAGCAAAGGGATTGACACATTCAAATCCAACAATGTCCCAAAGCTGGTTGATGAGGAAGTCAAAAAACGCTTCCCTGATGCCGATCCTAAAGACGTTGAGATGAAGAAACTCCAGGCGCAACTTGATAAGATGCAGGCTGATTCCACTAGAAAAGACTTGACCAATAAGACACTTAAAGCATTTCAGGAAAAAAAGTTGCCGAGCGAATTAGTCGATTTCCTTATCGGCGCAGATGAAGAAGTCACCAGCAAGAATGTGGAAATGCTTGCTAAATTGTTTGCTGCGCATGATGAAGCGATCAAGACCGAGTTTGCTAAGAGCAATAGTTATACCCCGCCTAAGGACAAGGGCGATCTTGGCAAAGAGGAAGAAACTGCACGGGCAGAGATTGCTAAGTACATGCACAAGTAGGTTTCGGGCTTCCTAGGAAAAAGCACTACTAATTAAAAGAGGTAATCACATTGGCTATCAATACATTGGCATATGCAACCTTATTTATGCAAGAACTTGATAAGCAGGCCGTGGCAGGCGCTACGTCCGGCTGGATGGAAGGAAACGCAGGACTTGTTATTTACAACGGTGGCAATACGGTAAAGATCCCCAAATTAACCATGGACGGACTGGGAAATTATGACCGTTCGTTAGGGTTCACCCAGGGTGCGGCTACTCTTGTCTATGAGACTAAAACGATGGGGCAGGACCGGGGTCGTACCTTTATGCTTGATTCCATGGACGTTAAAGTCGCTTAACATAGCGTCCCTATATAGAGATATATAGTAAAAAAATAGGTGAACCTACAAATGTAGGGTGTGCGGATTTATCCGTGCTAACGATGAAAAGCTAAGTTACAAGTTGCATTAAAAAAAGAGTGCTATGGTAGAGTGCTTTTTTGTGGTTTCTATGTTTTTAAACTCTGTATATGGTATAATATATATGTAGGATAGGCGAAGGGTAGCTCCCCAAACCGACAAAGTGTTTTCCCAAACACTTTCCTATATACTAAAAATTGGGAAAAGAAGTAACCTTGGGAGGGTTATCTATTATGTCTAAGAAATTAACAATCAAAGAAGTTAAACAGTTTGTTGAAGAAAATTCAAAATGCAAATTGTTATCTACAGAGTACAACAACAACCACGAAAATTTAAAATTCATATGCGGTTGCGGAAAAGAATTTTTAAGAAGTTTTAATAATTTCAATCAAGCAAAGCAAAGACAATGTAACAAATGTAGTAATGTGAAAACCATAAAGTACACAATAGAAGGTGTGAAAAACTTTGTCAGGAATAACAGTAAATGCGAACTGTTAAGCGCAGAATACATTGACTGCAAAACAAATTTAAGGTTTAGATGCGCCTGTGGTAATGAGTTTGAAACGCCATTTGATTGCTTTAAATCGGCAAATAAAAGGCAATGCGATGATTGCACGAATGATAAAGTTAGAAACGAAAGAAATTACTCGTTCGAAGAGGTTAAGAATTTTGTTGAGGTAGAAAGCAAAAGTAATTGCAAACTATTGAGCACAAAATATATTAACAATCTCAGAAAAATGATGTTCCAATGTGAATGCGGCAATAAATTTGAAACAATATTCAGTAATTTTAAAAACATAAAGCAAGTGCGGTGTAAGAAATGTTCAAATGCAGTATCAGTTGCTGAATTTACTACTTCAACTATCTTAAAAGATAATGATATAGATTTTATTCCACAATATAAATTTATTGATTGCAAACATAAACGAGGATTACCTTTTGATTTTTATTTGCCTTATTGCAATATAGCGATTGAGATAGATGGGTTACAACATTATAAGCCTGTTTGTTTTGGTGATATTAATTATGAAAAAGCCTTAGAAAATCTTAGCATACAGCAAAAACATGATGAGATAAAAAATGGTTATTGTAAACAAAATAATATTAAACTAATAAGAATACCATATACAGAGTTTAAAAACATAGAAACCATATTAAAGAGCATTCTACCATAATGCTCTTTTTTTAATGCAACTTGTAATATGCCAATATCGTGCCAATCCTTAGAGATAAGGAAGGTGTAACGACTAAATTGAGCGTAAAAGCTCTAAGAGGTTCAATGTGAAATTCATTGTTCCGTAGCGCCTATCCCCTAGTAATAGGGTGAAGAGATAGTCTACTCCCCTAATAAATATCGGGAAACCGAGGGTATAAAGGAAACGAGACCAACTTTGTTGCAAACGCTAGTAATCTAATGGGCGAGTTTCAGCGCGTTCAGGTTATTCCTGAAATTGACGCTTATCGCTACAGCACAATCGCTTCTCTCGCTATCGCAGGCAGCAGGGCATCTGGTGGATATGCCCCCGACAAGGCTACTATCCTTACTAAGATTAAAGAAGACATCGCAGCTATTCAGGATGCAATTGGAGCTGTTCCCCTGGTTATCACCATGTCTATTGCAACACTGGCTGTCCTCGAGAATTCCACTGAGATGGTTCGCCAGCTTGAAGTTGGGGCTTTCTCCGGTACGATCTTGAGCGAAGTCAAAAAGGTTGACGAGTGCCCGATCATGGAAGTACCGAGTGCCCGGCTGAAGACCGCCTATGTCTTTAATGATGGCAAGACTACCGGCCAGACTGTTGGCGGCTTTACTCCCGCTGGCACCGCCAAAACCATTAACTGGATTATCTGTGCACAGAATACTCCTATCGCCATCAGCAAGACTGACAATATGCGGATCTTCGACCCGACCACCAACCAGGCCGCAGATGCTTGGAAGCTTGACTATAGAAAATACCATGACCTGTGGATTCTGGACAACAAAATGTCAACTGTCTTCGTAAACTGCAAAGAGGCGCTTGTCTAATGTTTGAACTTAAAAAGCTGAATGTGCATAGACTTGTGGAAACCGAACAGGAAAAGGCCAGGCTCTTGAAAGAGGGGTTTGCCGAGGTTATCCAAAAGATCGAGCAGGAAGTGGAAGTTAAACGGGGTAAGGCGTAAAGCCTGCCCCTTTCCCTTTTTTAAGGAGGTGCGCCATGGCGGTACTTGACGATGTTAATGATATTAAAACAGTTTTAGGCATTACCGACACAACGAAAGATGCCTTGCTTACTGTCTATATCCGAAAAGGTATTACCCTGATAACTGCCTATATGAATGCCCCTGCCGTACCCATTACAGTTCCCCCTACACTACCCGTAGATGTCGCTACAGCCTATGAAGATGCCCTGATTGAATACGTGACGCTAACATATCGCAAGAAGGGCAACGAGGGCATTAAACAGTTTAGCCAGGGTAGCAGGTCAGGGACATATGAGGACGGCTTGCAACAGAGCGTCAAAGACCTATTGCCGTCTCCGTTTATCAGGATGGTGGGTGTAAGGAATGGCAACTATGTTATCTAACTACAGTGTGGGCGTGTGGAACCGGGAGCCGAGCACAAAAGTAAATGGCGTGACTATCCCGGGGGTGCTGGCGTGGGTAAGGGACACTGATGTAGATATGCAACCCTATAGCCAAGAGCTTTTAATTAAGGCTTATGGCTATGACATCCCAGTTACAAAGCGGTTTTTTATCGAGGACGTGACGGATATACAGATTGGCACAATCTTAATGTATGGCACAGAAAAGCACGAAGTTAAAAAGGTTCTGGCCTGGGATGTTTTCGAGGTTATGACCTTGGAAGCACAATAAAGAAAAACCTACTTTTCAGTAGGCTTCAAATAATTTTCCAGTATTGTAATTACCAAATTGTTGAAACTCCTGTTTTCCTTGGCTGCCAACCCTTCTAATTGCTTTTTTAAGTCCTTGTTAATGATTAAATTTGCTCTTACCTTATCTTTGCTTATGCTCATGATATTCACCTCAATAATAGTATAACATATGTATAAAGATGTTGCAATGTTTACGTAACTGTGTTATAATATATATGAGGTGAAAAGAGTGAAAGCTAAGGTATGCAGTAAGTGCGGTGAAGAATTACCCTTAACGAGTGAATATTATAGAAAAGGCTTGGAAAGCAAAGATGGGTTTTATAATACTTGTAGGAGCTGTATTAATGAACAAAAAAGACGGCACTACTTGGATGTTAGAGATCGTTGCTTAGATTATAATAAACAATACAGTAAAGCGAATAAAGAAATTATAGCAAAACAAAGAAAGCAACATTATGACGAAAACAGAGAAGTTCTTATTGAAAAGTCTAAACAATATCAAGACGATAACAAGGAAGCCACGGTTAAGCGTCTAAAACAATGGAAGGAAAAAAATAAGGAGCATTGTGCTGAATACGGGAAACAGTATAGAGAAGGGCTGAATAAGGAGACCTATAACAAAAGCCAAAGGCAATATCAAAAAGAACATCCGGAAAAGTTTAGAGGTTACTACCATAAGCGCAATGCTTTGAAACTTGAATTATTGTCTACATTAACACCCGAGCAATGGGGAGTAATTAAGCAATGTTTTAACAGTTGTTGCGCTTATTGCGGGAAGGAAGCACATCTTGAACAGGAACATTTTATTGCTTTAAGCAAAGGTGGGGAATATACTCACAATAACATTTTGCCCGCTTGTAAAAATTGTAATAGCAGTAAAAATAATAAAGATTTCTTTGAATGGTACCCGAAATATAAATATTACTCAAAGAAAAGAGAAAAGCAAATACTTGAATTTTTAAACTACAAAAACGGAATACACCAATTAGCACTTGCTTTTTAGCAGGTGCTTTTTTATTTGAGAGGGGAGGTGGCTTGATGGAATATAAATCTAACTTACCACAGGTTATTGCTGCCATGAAACTCTGTCGCCGTGAATTTTGCCAGGGTGTGGGTGCTATGGTGGTGGAAACGGTTCAAGGCATAACCCCCATTGGGGTAAAACCTGATCCACATCCTGGCAACCTAAAAAGATCCGTAACTTATGAGGTGATGTCAGGTGATGAGGGCGTTACCGTGGGCGTAACTGATGATGCCAAATATGCCTTAACAGTAGAAAAAGGGCTTCATGGCCAGAGAGCACAGCCGTACCTTGAACCCGGTGCAATGGCGAGCCTCCCCAAAATTACAGGGGTCGCTGAAGGTATTTACATGTCGAAACTAGGCGGTGAATAATGCTTAATCTTTACACATTGATCAATTCCCTGATTGAACCAATCTGCCCGTGTTTCGTTGATCACTATCCCGAAGACGAGGCAAAGGTATTTCCCTACGCAGAGATTCAATTTTCGAACACCTTGCCAAACAATACATTCTCTGACAATAACCTGCTTTCAATAACCATCTGGGATGACAAGGGCACGGACATAACCGAGATCGAGGGCATTGCCGATGCAATTCACAAGGTGCTAAATCGTCTGCAATATAACAATGCGGCTATGTATGTATCGATCAACCGGAACACGCCGTACAGACTTGTACTGCCTGATCCGATCATCCATATTCAGCGCAGGGAATTGAGGTACATTTCTACTGTGTACTATAAACAAACCGGCTAACTAAATATTCATTGGTAATTAGCACCCCGTGTGGGTGCTTTTTTTATTACGACAAAGTATGAAAAATAGGAGGACTTTAAATGAATAGCACGAATACGATTGGCTTTACCCCCAACACGCCGAATAACCTGCAAATTGATGCCGGAGCGGTCTATAAAAATTATGGGCTTGCAGGTGAGGCGTTAATTGGTGCCACATCCGGCGGGAACGAATTCGATATCAAGGTAAAAACAAGAGATGTCAAGGTGGATGGTCTCAAGGGCACGGTTAAGGGACTCACACGCATTATCAGTACCGATGTCACGCTCAAGGTCAATATGCTTGAAATGACTACGGATGTTCTGAAAATGGCCCTTATGGGTGCGGTAGATACCGTTATCAACTCTGGCTATGATACCGTCACAGGCAAAACAGAGATATTGCTTAGTGATTATATCGATAATATTGCCATCGTTGGTAAACTAAGTGGCAGTCTGCAGCCGGTCGTTATTATTCTCAAAAATGCTTTATCAAGTGACGGAATCAAATTCAGCAACAAAGATTCCGTTGACAATATTTTACCTGTCACATTCACCGGGAGTATTGACCCACTCAACCCAACCATTTCGCCCTACGAGATTAGATATCCGCAGGTCGGATCATTGGCAGCATTCTACATGCTGGCAGCCCCAATTATGAATGATGGTAAAATTCGTATGGATCTTAGCGGCACCGTTTCCGCAACCGTTCCATTCACCGGATTTACGGCAAGCCTGCTGGGCGTGGCTGATGTAGTCACAGCGGCTATCAGAGATCCAAACGACTTATCTGTTATTGTGCTGACCCTCACCTCGGCTCCAACAGCAGGGCAGGCGGTCACTATTGCCTATGTGCAGCCCGTTGTTGATGGTGATAGGGTCAAGTCGCTGGCCGGGGGCTTGCTGGCTACATTCCCAATCGTGTCGGTCGTCAACAACTAAGATTATGCCCCCTTAACCGGGGGCTTTTATTTTAAATATCCCTGCCCGGAGTATTGCAAAAAGGTTGTAATAGGTATAAAATAGAAAGAAAGGGAGGGGATATAAATGAAGTATTGTAAAAACTGCGGACAGAATGTAAGCCCCACTAAGAATTTTAGTTTTGGCTGGTTTATAGTCAATTGCTTATGGTTAGTCGGTGGAATTGTATATATTTTTTATTTCCTGTTTATGAAGAAAAAGGTTTGCCCTATCTGCGGTGCTGCAAACTTTGAACAGAAGCACAGCGCAGAAGAAATACAAACTAATAAAGCAGGCTTTCCACAAATAGTCCCACTGTCCAAAGTAGATAGAATGAACGAAAATTCAATCATAGCCTTAGAAAAGGCCCAGGATAGGGCTGTAATAGCCAAGGCTAAGTATGCAAGAGTAAAGGAAAAAAGGATTGAAGATAATAGAATCTGGCGAATAAAAAGTGCAGAAAAGAAAGCCGCAAAAGCAGCCAAAAAAGCAGCCAAGCTGGCAAGTTAAATATTCATCGGTAATTAGCACCCCGTGTGGGTGCTTTTTTTATTACAAAGAAGGAGATGTTTAAATGTTTTCATCAGAAAAGGCCTTTGATATGTTACCGAGTGTGGTGGTACTTTATGATAAGTTAGACATAGATGGATATAGCAAGAAGATCAGAGAGGGGAATAAAGGCAAAAAGGAGGTCGATAACCAGGCCTTGGGTATTGATCTGGTTAAATATGTTTTGAAAAATTCTGCAAAGATTAAAGAGGAAGTTTTCGAAGTGGTGGCAGTAGTCGAAGAAAAAACAGTCGAAGAAATTAAGGCACAAGACTTTATGAAAACCATAAACACGATTAAAGAAATATTCTCTGATAAAGAAACAGTAAGTTTTTTAACACAGGCTATGGGATAGGCTACGCACAAACCTTGTACCTTCTCCATAGCCATTATGGGATTAATTCTACAACAAAAATAAAATTGAAAACGATAACGCTGTTGCTTATTGATGCTTACAAAAAAGACAGGGAAGATAAACTCTGGCAGCAATGGCTGATCGATTACGGACGGATGGACAGTGAGCATTTCATCAGTTTTGAAGATTATAAAAAAGAATTTATAAAACCAGAGCCAGAAAAAGTAGATGTGGAAGACGTTTTAAGAGATGCAGAAAAAATAAAAGCAATGGATCAAGGATCTTAATAAGAGATCTTTTTTTATTGCAGAAAGGAGATGGACGTTATTCAACTTTTTGAGATCTGGGGCGACGTCCTGTTGAACGATTCGGGTGCCAGCGCCAAACTTGCCGCGGTAACAGAAAGTGCAGCGGTCGCCGCAGAAGCCATAGGCGCAACGGGAGTAGCTGGTGCAGAAGCAGGGGCAGAAGTAGCCGGAGGCATGGAGGTTGCAAGTGTAGCAGAAAAAGAGGTTGGGGCTTCCGCTGAGGTTGCAAGTGCAGGGATTGGTCTATCCCTGGGATCCATAATAAAAACATTAGGCCCATTAGCCCTAATGTTTGGATTATACTCGGGCGGGAAAGCAGTCATAAAGGAAGTCGTAGACGAAACAGACGCGATGCACCAATCGAATGTCAACTTGATACAGACTATAAAAAGTACAGGAGACTCATGTGGATTAACTGCGACACAGGTACAGACGTTATCAAAAAAACTAGCTGATCATAGTGTGTTTTCGCGGAGTGCCGTTCAAGATGGTGAGGCTATGCTCGCGACATTCACACATATTGGGAAAGATGTCTTCCCTATGGCATCACAAGCCCTTGTTGATTTATCCCAAAAAATGGGGAAAGACCCGAAAAACGCAGCCATACAACTTGGCAAGGCTCTAAACGACCCAGTAAATGGTTTGACGGCTCTAAAGCGCGTAGGTGTTACATTTTCCGATGCACAAAAAGAAGTGATTAAAAATCTTGTAAAAACGGGTGATGTCGCTGGCGCGCAGAGAGTTATTATTGCTGAACTCAACAAAGAATTCGGTGGGCAGGCTGCCGCAGCGGTTACAACCTATCAGGGCAGGGTTGCTCTGCTTAAAAAGCAGTTTGATGACTTTGCGAGTGGCATCGTAAATGGCGCGGAAAAAGCGCTTACTAATTTAGGAAAAACCCTTGTAAACGGGGTTATATATTTAGAAAGGCACAAACTTGCACTTGATGTGCTTAAAATAGTTATGGGCATTATAGGGGCTATCATATTGATGCAAACAGGTTTTTGGGCTGCCCACACTGTTGTTGTCCTTCTCGCTACAATCGCACAATGGGCTCATGTAGTCGCAGCAAATGCAGTCACAATCGCAATGGGCCTAGCAGCAGCAGCACAATGGCTATTCGCTGCATCTACGTGGGCTGTATTAGGGCCTATTTTACTTATAATTGCGGCGGTTGCATTGCTTGCCTTTGGGGTTTATGAACTGATCAAGAACTGGAGCACAGTAAAAGAGTTCTTTGCTAAACTTTGGGACGACACCAAAGAGATATTCAGCAAGGCCTGGAGCGGCATCGTTTCAGTGGTAATGGCCATCGTAACGCCCTTTATCAATGGGGCGATTGCTCTCTTCAACGGCATGAAGGATGGGCTGGATAAGATTATGCAGGGGTTGCGTGAAGTTTTCAGCGGGATTTGGGATGTCATTAAAAATATCTTTTTAGGGGCAATTCTGCTAATTCTTGACCTAGTGACCGGGAACTTTGGGAAACTAAAAACGGACGCAGAAGGGATATTCCATAACCTGTCGGCAGCCTTCGGTCAGATCTGGGATGGTATAAAACAGATCTTTACTGGCGCTGTAATGGCTATCGTTGGTTTTTTAACCACCTCATGGGAAGGGATTAAAAATACAGCTATAGCTGCGTGGAACGGGATTAAAGATGCAGCTATATCAGCTTTCAACGGCTTGAAAAGCGGCATAGCTTCCGTACTCAGCACATTGGGTGGCGTTGTTTCAAATGGCTTCAATGGTGCCATAAGTTTCATAAAAGGGTTGCCTGGAGAAGCTTTTAAATGGGGGGCAGATATAATAAATGGAATTGTATCTGGTATAAAAAGTGCTGTTGGTGCAGTCGGAGCGGCAGTTAGTGGGGTCGCACAAGACATAAGAAAATTCCTTCACTTCAGCGTACCTGATGAAGGGCCCCTGGCCGACTTTGAAAGCTGGATGCCTGATATGATGTCCGGACTGGCAAAGGGTATCAAAGGTAGCAAGGGTCTGGTCACAGATGCAATCAGCGGACTCGGATCCGATATGAACATTGGATTAAAGGTAAACCCCGCCATGACTGGTGGAGGAAGTGCAAGTAATAAAGCAAGTGGTGGTAGCGAAAGCACAGGCAAGGTCATGAATATGACGGTTAACAACTACAGCCCAGTGGCACTAACCCCCAGCGAGATAGCTCGCCAGGTGCGTATGGCTTGGCAACAGGCGGCACTGCAATATTAAGGGAGGAGTGGAACCGTAAATGCTTCAAAAACTAACCTACACAAATAGTTTGGGAGTGGAACTATCTATCAACCGTTCTGCTCCTTTTTTAATTCAATCCTTCGACACAACTGAAAACGTGAATATATACAATGCCAAAGGAGTCCTGCAAGATGGGTCAACCTATCTAGGCAACTCCCTGGATATTAGGGATGTGTCAATCGGATTAATCCTGCTTTCGAATACTAAAGAGCAATTAATAACCCTCAGAAAACAGGTGACGCAAATATTTAACCCCAAACTTGGCGAGGGGTATCTCACTTATACGGATGAGGCCAAATCAATAAAGATTAAATGTATCCCGGCTAAAATACCATATTTTGAAAACAATGAGGATGCACCCTGGCAATCAGCCCTGGTTAACCTGACATGCAATAATCCATTTTGGCAAGACCTAACCCAGATCAAGGCCGAGATTGCCCTTTGGATCGGGGAGTTTGAATTTCCTTTAGAACTCGTTGCCGGTGGTATCGAAATGGGATACAGACAACCGAGCCTGATCGTAAATACATTTAATCCCGGAGATGTGCCCTGTGGTCTGACAGCGCAGTTTACAGCACTAGCCACACTAACTAACCCTAGCATTCTGAATGTAAATACAGGGGAGTATATCAAAGCCCTGAAAACAATGGTGGCCGGGGAGATTTTAAATATCAGCACAGGGTTTGGCAACAAAAAGGTAACAAGCACTTTAAACGGTGTCGTAACAAATGCCTTTAATTGCATTGACCTTGGTAGTACATTCCTACAACTAGCCTCAGGTGACAACCTATTTCGATATGATGCGCTTTCGGGGATTTCCAACCTGATCGTAGCAATCTACTACACGCCCCAGTATCTAAATGTTTAGTCGGCCAGGAGGTAAACAGTCATGCAGATCTATGTGTTCGATAGGAATATAAATTTTCAGGGCATAATTGACACCTACAGTTCATTAAGATGGCGGCGGCGCTTTAATCAGTATTCAGAGTTTGAACTGCACTGCCCGCTAACCGCTGACAACCTCAGCCTACTCACTAGAGATAGCATAATCTGCAAAAGCGATAGCACGCAAGAGGCCGGATACATTGAATATAGAGAATTGCAACAAGATGAAAAAGGAGAAGAATTTCTAATAATTAAAGGTAGGTTTTTGAAGTCCTACTTTGCCAGGCGAATAATCTGGGCACAGGAACTATTAAACTGCACCTATGAAGTCGCTATGCGAAACCTGGTCAATGATCAATGTATTACTCCAACGTTAACAGACCGAATTATTCCCAATCTACAACTAGAAACCTTAAAAAGTTATGCCGGGGTTGTAAATTATCAGGTAACCTATAATAACCTGTTTGATGAACTGATCAACCTGTGCAACCTGGGCGGTCTGGGGTTTAGACTCCTGCTAGATACAATCAATAAAAAGCTTAATTTCGACATCTTCCAGGGGTTAGACCGTACATCAGGGCAATCGGTTAATGCTCGCTGTATCTTCTCTACAGACTTCGACAATATCCTGTCTCAAAATTACGTTGACAGTATGAACAACCTGAGCAATGTCGCCCTGGTCGGTGGCACTGGTGATGGGTCTGCTAGGAAGTTAGTCACTATAGGAGCATCCACAGGCTTAGACAGGGCTGAATTATGGGTAGACGCTAAAGATATTTCTAATGTTAATTCAACAGATTCTAGTGTAATTGCTGATGCAACATATTTGCCTATGCTAACAGCTAGAGGCAATGCGGATCTCGCTCTCACAGCCGATATCAAAACATTCGACAGCAAGATCAATGTCAATTCTAATCTCGTTTATAAGACCGACTTTGACCTGGGGGATAAAGTTACCTGCACAAATCGTAAATGGGGTGTAACGATAGACGCGGTGATAAGCGAGATCGAGGAAGTGTGGGAAGAGAAGGGCTTTAGTGTGAGCGTTGTTTTTGGTAATACTATCCCCACCTTGCTCGATCTGATTAGGCAGAAAATAACATAAAGAGGACGTGATAACCTTTGACAGAAAAATCAAGCTTTTTTAATTCGGTGGCAGGTGATCGAAAATACGCCGCAAGCGATTTCGCAAGTTATTTTAACAGCCTGCTAACCAACGGCATATTTCCCAATCCCAGCACGAATCTACAGGTAATATCAAATAGCAACATGACCGTAACCGTGAGCATCGGAAAAGGCTGGATTAACGGTTATTTTTATTTTAACGACAACACCCTGACACTCCCTATTGAGGTTGCAGACGGAACTTTAAACAGGGCAGATCGGATCGTATTGCAGTTTAATACAGTTGGCAGAGCTATTACTGCAAAAGTCAAAAAAGGCACATTTGCAAGTTCTCCAGTTGCTCCGGTGTTACAAAGAGATGCAGATGCCTTTGAATTGGCCTTGGCTGACGTTTATGTCGGCGCAGGGGTAACAAGTATAGTCGGCGCTAATATCACAGACCAGCGGATGAATACGGCTCTCTGCGGCTGGGTGAACAGCCTAATCCAGGCTGATACAACCGCGATATTTAACCAGTACCAGGCGTGGTTTACCGCTCAATCAGGCACTTATAATACTCAGATGATAGCCAATGAAGCAACCTTCCAGAGTCAATTTAATGCCTGGTTTGCAGCGGTTCAAGGGCAACTAAGCGGAGATATTGCAGGAAATCTAGCAAATCAGATAAGCACCCTGGAGGGAACAGGGTGGACAAACCAGACGGTTAAGGGCAACGCTGATGCTCTTGCTACACATTCCGCAGATGCCGTTAAACATATTACATCCGGCGAAAGAACCGCATGGAATGGGAAACAAACTGCATTAGGGTATACCCCTTTGAACAAAGCAGGAGATACGGCAACAGGTATCCTCACCGCACAAGCCAACACCTCTTATACAGTTGCACAAATACACAACGTAATTTTATCAACAGGGGATGCTGTTATCGGCTCAATGGGCAACGGGGATCTGTGGATCAAGTATGTGTAGGGCGGTGATTGAATGTCTCAGGTAATAAGCAATTTAGCGGTAGGTGCAAAGATTAAATATGGCAATTATCAAGTTGAAAGCAGTACCACTCTCCCTATTATCTGGCAAGTGATAGACAAAAACCACACAGGATACCCGGCCAACTCCGTTACGTTACTCACGGACAAAATTATTGATTTACGAGGATTCGATGCAAAAGAGCCTACTAATGCTAATGCAGATCGAGTTAGCTACGGTAATAACAGATATCGCTCCTCAAACTTGCGTCAATGGTTAAATAGCGGCGGTGCGGCTAATGCTTGGTGGGTTGCTAACAACCCCGCTGACGGCACAACTAATACTAATAACAAAGATGCTACTCCAGAGGATGCAGGGTTCAGTGAAACCACAGGGTACAACGATATCAAAGGGTTTATGAACAATTTCACCGCACTGGAACTAGCTAAGATTCTAGATACAACTTTGACGACAGCCAAGAACACCATTACAGACGGCGGTGGTTCCGAGACGGTTACTGACAAAGTATTCCTCTTGTCCAACACAGAGGTTGGGTTTGCTAAAGAGAACAGCATTGTTGAAGGTAGTCTATTTTCAATCTTTGCTGCCAACGCCAATAGGATCGCCTATATGACGGCTCAGGGATTCGCAAATGTCATGAGTTCAAACAAACCGGCTACAGTTGGTGCAGCGTGGTCTTGGTGGTTGAGAACCCCGTACGCCACCAATTCGGACGACGCCCGCATGGTCAGTTCCTCCGGCATCCTGGACTACTACCTTGCGTACGCTGGCAGCAGCGGCGTTCGCCCCGCTTTGAATCTGGCAAATAATATCTTGGTATCTGACTCAACAGATTCTGACGGATGTTATACGGCGGTCTGGTGGACTGCGCCAAATATTAAAACCAACATCAACGGAGCATTAAAAACTTATGTTGATGGCTGGGTTAATATTGGTGGAACGGCAAGGCACATTGACAGTATGTGGACTAACATCAATGGTGTGCTGAAAAAGTTATAGGAGGTGAAATCATGCAGATTATAAAATACGAGATAGATAAAAGCAGGCTCACTGTTGGTTTTAAAGAGGATGTTTTTGTGGTGTATGCACAGATACCCTACGATAATACAAAAACAAAAGAATATCTTTTACAAAAAGCTTATGAACAGGTCAAAAGTGCCATTGAATATGAAAATACTCTGACCGAACATTCTTTTACCACGGATGAAACAGGAGAAGAATTCACTCCAGAAATGCCTAAAGCATCTAAGGTTATTATCGACAATGTAATTAATTATTTTAGTTGCTTGCAGACAGGAGATTTAACACAACAATTCACAGCAAAAGTTTACGACCAATACGGCGACGTGATAAGTAAATCCATTACATTCTCCTTCAGTAGCACTCCTGCAAATGTTACCTTAAACAATGGACTTCTCACAGTAGGGCAAGCAGAGGGTGACTATGATTTAACATTGACCGCAAGTTGTGAAGGTGTCACGGATGCTCTGCTAATTTATGTTAGAAAATATGTTGAACCAACAATACCACCTAAAACGGAACCAGAGAAATTGCAAGAACAGATCGATATAAATGCTGGGGCAATAGACTTTATTGTTATGAACTTTTAGAGAGGAGTGGAGGGAGGTGGAAAGTATGGCTTTGTATTTAGCAATGAGAATTGAAGCGGGCAAATTGGATTACTTAGCAGTTTTCAAAATTTCACGGTACACGCCGCTAAAAGAAGATGTTGACGCAATGTTAATCGTTGATGGTTTTCAAAACTTGATTGTACCAATAGTTTAATCCAATAAGACAGGCCCCCGCTAGGGGGTGGCCCCGGAGCGGGTTGCGATGCTATACCACCGCGGCCTGCATTTTTATTATAGCGCAATTCGGAGAATAAATATAGGGGGTGGGATGACATATGGATGGATGGAAAAGTACCGGTTGCTGGCGGTTTTATTATTGGCAAAAGGGGAGGTGCATTCCATGTGGTGGTGGTATACCTGGTGGTGGAGATAAAGCCTCAAAGGGCGTGACATTGTGACTGAAGAAGTAATGAGTATAAAGTTTGCCTATCTCGAAAAGGAAAGCATCGAGATAGGCATTGCTGAAAAAGCCATGGCCAATAAGATTGCAGAAATAGAAAAAATTAGCATTAAACAAGAAGTGGCCCTGGCTGGAATTATGACAAGCGTAAGAATAATAGAATATACATTTCTCGCTTTTGTAGCAAC